CCCTGGTGGCGCTGATGCTTTCATCAAGTTCAACATGAATGGTTTGCTACGCGCTGACACTCAGGCACGCTTCTCCAGCTACAGCACTGGCCTCCAGTCTGGGTTCCTCACCATCAATGACATCAGATCGTGGGAGGACCTCACAGCACAGGAGGGCGATGCAGCTTCTCAGGTGCGTGTGCCTCTCGCTAATGTGAACCTGTCTGAGTCTGGTGTGCGTGCTCAGCGTGAAAAGGTGCAGATGGTGCGCGACCTGGTGTTTGCTGGTTTCAGTCCTGCTGAGGCTATGGAGATGGTTGGTCTGCCTCCTGTCGCTCACACTGGTTTGCCTTCTGTGCAGTTGCAGGGTGTGGCTCAGGTGGATCCTGAGGACCCTGACAGTGTGTATAAGGATGAGGTGCAGTAATGGCGATTATCACAAGGCTGGTGAATGTGGGTGGCACTGTTGCCACTCAAGTGGTTGGTGCTGACAACATGCCTCACGATGTCATCCTGCACAACATGACTAAGAGCTCTAATGAGTACATTTACATTGGTGGCTCGAGCGCGGTTTCCACCACTAACACACTGCACATGGACCCAGGTGACACTTTGAACCTGACTTTGCGACCTAATGATGAGTTGTGGGCGATTGCTGACCCTGGTGGTTTGGAGCTGGGTGTCATAGACATTAGGAAGAATGATTAGTGCCTTATTACATTGAGGAGAACAACCCCAGCTGTGCTGTGGGGGAATGGGCCACTGTGAAAGAGGATGGCGAAGTTATGGGCTGTCATGCCACTAAGGATGAAGCTATTGATCAGGGTGTAGCGATTGCTATCTCTGAGGACTCAACTTTTGAGGGTGAGCGTTCTTTGGAGCGTGCAGAACCTGATGAGCTTGAGGTGGGCGATTTTGTGGAGTGGGACTCTAGCGGTGGGATGGCTAGGGGCACTGTGGAGCTCATTGAGCGTGATGGGGAGATTGCGGTCCCTGATTCTGATTTTGTGATTACTGGGACTGAGGATGACCCTGCTGCCTTGATTCAGGTGTGGAGACCTGAGGAGGAAGATGGGTTTGAGTATTGGGAGCCCTCTGGTGTTCTGGTGGGGCACAAGTTTTCGACTTTGACAAAGATTGACCCTCTCCCTATGGAGCAGGACCGCGAGCTCAGGCAGGTGGACTTGACCCCACCGGCTTACATGCGTGCAAGCGCTAGGCGCGGTTTGCAGTGGCATGAGGAGGGTTTGTCTGGGGATGGTTTGCAACCTCAGACTGTGCGTGAAGCGCGTGCAATGGCTGACGGTTCTGTGACCGCTGATAAGTGGGTGAGGATCCGCGCTTTCCTTGCAAGGCACATGGTGGACTTTGATGCACCTGCAGCCTCTCCTGACAGTGATGACTTCCCTAGCCCTGGTGTTGTGGCAATCGCTTTGTGGGGTGGTGGGAGCACTAGGCGCTCTGCACAGCGTGCAATGGACTATGCAGAAGGTGTGATTGGTAGAATAGAAGCAGAGAATGAGAACCGCGTGACTGGAGAAGCCTTGAGTAAATTGGAAACCAGAATCAACTCAGCAGAGTTTGAGGTGCGTGAAACTGAGGAAGGCATGAGCTTCAGCGGTTACGCTGCAGTATTCAACAGTGACTCACAGCCTTTGCCTTTCACTGAGCGTATCGCTCCTGGAGCTTTCAGGGGCTCTCTCAGGAACCGCAATGACATCAAGCTCCTCTGGAACCATGACACTGCTTCTGTGCTGGGTAGCACGCGAGCAGGCACTCTGAAGCTCACTGAGAATGATCGTGGATTGTATGTTGAGGCGATGCTCCCTAACACCACTGTGGGGCGTGATGCACGCGAGCTCATTTCACGCGGTGATGTGGATGCTATGAGCTTTGGCTTCACTGTCGCTAGAGGTGGAGATGAGTGGTCCTCTGATGGTTCCACTAGAACCCTGACGAAAATAAACCTGCATGAGGTGAGCATTGTGGCGTTCCCTGCCTACACTGCCACTGCAGGCTCTACAGCGGTGCGTGGCCTGGATAAGGTTGCTAAGCGTGCAGAGGTAGACCCTGATGCACTAGCTGATGCTTTGCTGAAGATTGAGAACGGTGAGGACATCACTTCTGATGACCGCAACCTCATCAGCACTGTGCTGGATAAACTTGCACCTGTTGAGGAACCTGCACAACCTGATGTGGGTCTTGAGATGCTTGCTCTGAAAAAGAAAAAGCTTGAACTTTTGATGGGGAACTAATGGCTACTAAATCTGAGATTGAGCAAACGATTTTGCGCGTGGCAGGCAACCCTGTGTCTGGTCCTATTAGGGCGATGGCTGGGGAGTTTGCTGAGGCGATTGTGGCTCTTGATGAGGATCCTGCTGACACACCAAAGCCGGTGAAGCCCACTAGGGGTACAAGCCAGCAGAGAGAAAAAGAGACTCGCGTTCTTGGGGCTGTTGAACAGCGTTAGCGAGTTTCACCCTCAGTAGTTCCCCTTTCGGCTGCTGAGGGTTTTCTCTTTCCAGGAGCAAGGTAAACCCCTGGGGGTATCATTGAGGTATCAGATTTGTGCGTTACCGCTGCTGAGAGCTGTTGAGCGTTACCGCCACAGTGCAAACCATTTACATTCATTTAGTGAAAGGACATCTAATGTCTGAGTTCATCAAGACTCAGGAGGAGATCCGCGCTAACCTGACCATGCAAATCCGCGAAGTTATTGACGGTGCAGAATCAGACAAGCGTGGGCTCGACCAAGCTGAGTTGGAAAAGATTGAGCGCATTGAGGCTGACATCCGCAGAGCTGACGAGGCTCTTGAGGTTGCCAAGCGCAATGAGTCTCGCAAGGCTGAGGCTGCCGAGGCTTCTCGCGGTTTCGCTCCTGTCGAGGAAGCTCGTGGCGCTGGAGACATCTTCCGCGCAATGGCAAAGGGTGAGGTGCGCGAGCACTCTTTCTCGATGGAACAGCGCACGCTGGTTCCTGCTACGGCTACCGTTCCGGTTAGCTTTCTCTCAAGAGTCTACAACCTGGCTCGCTTGGTTGGACCTTACCTCGAAACTTCTGAGGTTTTCCAGCGCGACTCTGGTGAGGACCTTCGCATCCCCGTCATGACCGCTTACTCTGCAGCTACTGAAAAGGCTGCCGGTTCTGCGATTGACGAAAGCGACCCCACCTACGGTTCACTGCTTCTGCAGATGAGCAAGCAGGGCTTCATCACCAAGCTCGCTAACGAGCTGATCACCGATGCAGGCTTCGACATCGAGGCAAACATCGCTGAGCAGGCTGGTAACGCTATTGGTACTCGCGCTAACGCTGTCATCCACGCTGCAGTTACTGCTGTTGCAGGATCCGGTGTTACCGCTGGAACCACTAACGCAATCACCACTGACGAATTGATAGATTTGCAATTCGCTGTGGATGGGCAGGCCAGAATGTTGCCAGGTGCTGGCTACATGGTGAACACCTCTACTCTGGGTGCAATCCGTAAGCTGAAGGATGGTAACGGCGTTTACATCCTTGACCCTGTTGTTGGAGGACCTTCCACCATCCTGGGCATGCCTGTCTACGAAAACCCTGCAGTGGCTTCCATTGCAACTGGTGAGAAAGCTGTGTTCTTCGGACACTGGCCTTCTGTCAAGGTGAGCACCACTGGACTGCAGGTTGCGGTTTCGCAGGATGCCTACTTTGCAAACGACATCACCGGCTACCGCTTCACCTACCGCCTCGGCGCTGGTGTTGCTAACGGTGCATCGCACATCAAGTACCTGGAGCTTGCATAAGCATCTAGCTACTAAGCAGAAACCCCTGCCATTCCTCGCGAGTGGTGGGGGTTTCCGCTATTGTGTGGGGTATGGCTTTGGAGAAACTCAAAGGGGTTGTGTCCCTAGTAAGTAATAGTCCTGGTTGGCTACAGGGTATGGTGTGCAGGCTGGTCTCCTGGTGGAGAAGATGAAACAGCATGGATTGGATGTGGCGGTGCTGTCTAACTATGGCACTGAGGGTTACATTGGTAAGCATCGCACTAAGTATGGTGATGTGCCGGTCTACCCTAAAGGGCTGAAACCTTACAGTGATGATGTCATCAATCTGTGGCATGAGACTCACAGGGAGAACAATTTAGACCTGCCTCACTTCCTGCTCACTCTTTACGATGTGTGGGTGTATAAGGACTTGGAGACTGAGACACCTATTGTGTCCTGGGTTCCTCTTGATCATGTGACGATGCCTCCTATGGTGAAGCAGTTTCTGAAGCGTGACAATGTGACACCTATTGCTATGGCTCCTCATGGTCAG